GTTTTACTTCTGTTGACATAATATGATAATATAAAATTAATTAATAAAATTTACCTCGGCTCAAACTGTTCTAAGCCAAAGCCACTTAAATTATCATTACCCGCTGATTCAAAATCTTTAGGCAATAAATCATTTTTTCTTTGATCAATAAGTTCAGATTGCTGTGTACCTTGTATTCTTACACGTTTATCTTTCCTATCTTCTATTTCTTGTTCTTTTCTTGTAATTGCAGAAGCTTGTATTTCAGCAAGTTGGATATTATAATTAAATTCTTCTGCCATTAATTGTTTCTTAATTAATGCTTCTTGTTCCATTCTAGCTATTTCAAAATCTGATTTAGCTTTTTCAATCTGCACTTTTGTTTCAGCTAAGGCTTGTTGCTTTTGTACTTCTGCAAGCGCTGCGGCCTCAGAAGCCTGTGCGTTAGCTTGTGCTTGAGCTTGTATGTTAGCCTGTTGTGCAGCTTGCTCTTGCTGCCTTCTTTCTTTCTTTTTTAGCTTTAAAAGCTGATTAGCTAGTTTTATATTTGAAACCTCTCTAATATCTATAGCATCATCTAAATCAATACCCCCCACTTGTAGGGCAACTTGTATATTTTGTTCTAATTTAGCTTTTTCTTCTTCATCAGGCTCTAGCTCTAAAAATATACCAAAATCATGCATCGCTACTTTTTCCATTTCTTCAAGTGTATTAACATTAAAAGTATTTATACTATTAAGTAATGCATCTTTAGTTAATGGGAATTGCAAAGCATCATTAGCTCTTAAGCTTATGTTTTCTGCAATTTTTATAGTTATATACATTAACGCTTTTAAAATATGCCTTGTAGCAACATTAGAATTAGCAGCGGCCATTTTTTGTAAGCCTACTAATGCGTTTTTATCGGGCATACTTCCATCAACAGCTTCATTCAAACCAGTTACATCTCTTATCATTTGCAAATAATATTGATAAGTAGATATTAAAGCTTGCACCTTAGACATTCCGCTTGATGATTGAAGTTCTTGAATAGGTACTTTTCCTCTATTTAAATCGCCGTCTTGCGTTAATGATCTTCCAACAATACTACCTGTTTGAAAATACATATTTAATGCTTCGGCTGGGTTGTAATTTGTGCCGTTGCCTAAATCAACTTCCGCTAAACCGTCCATGTCTAAATAAACACCATCAGGAACCACTCTAGCTAAAACTTGCTGAAGTTTTAAATGAGTTAGTTGAATCATATCAGCAAAACCAGTAATTCTACTTACAATAGAATCTATTTTGCCTTTATACATTCTAGGAGCGCAGATAGAGTAATTCATGTTTACTCTGGTAACATCTGAAGAAGGGCGTGTCATATTTTCTGCTAAACTCCAATTAAGCAATTTATTTAATCCTAATACTTTAGCTCCCGTATATAAAACTTCTATGCTTCTCGCTACCCTACTAAAATTATCATTTTCAGGCGGATCAAAAGTATCATCTTTTTCTAATATTTTTTCTAATCCTTGATCCGTATTTTTTAATTTAAATACTTGATTTGTGTAAGTTTTGTATTCAAAAAATAATACAGAGATTAAATTATTATCATCTTGCCCTTTATAATTCCTTGTATAATTACTATAATTACTAGGCCCTTTATATTTTTGTATTTCTTCTAAATCTTCATCAGTTAAATAAGGATATAATCTTTTTACTTCAGATAAACTTAAATTTTTAACTTCACCTACGTAATATATATCATCAAAATTTGGATCTTCCGTGTAAGAATAAACAACATTTGCTGGATCTACATAATCCACAGTAATTCCTTCTGATAAATTAAAGCTAGTCTTTGAAACACCTATCCCTAAAACAGCTAAATCATAGGCTATTCTTCTTTGTATTTCAGGATATTTATTATAAGAAAAAACATTTTTAATAATTTCTTCTTCTGCTATTTCAATGCTTTGTTTATAATTTAGCTGTAAATATAAATCTAATTCAGCTTCTGTTGCAGGTAAGCTTGCGGGATCAGCGGATGCATAAAAATTACCTCCAGTTAATGCATTTAATTGTTCTATTTGCTCTTTATTAGTTATATCTCTTATAGCATTAAAAGCAAAATCAGTTCTTTCTTTAACAGCAAAAGGATCTGTTGCAAAAGATTTTATTTCGTATCCTTTGTCGGTCATTCCATTAACTAAAATGTCAACAAACTTGGGTATTACAGGAACTATTTTCCAATCTAAATTTAAATAAGACAAGTCACCATTTATAGATAATTCGTCTTTATATTTTTGCACAGGTTGTTCGCCCCTTGCGTATAATCTTAATCTATGATAATTCTGGAAGTTTTGTAAATACCTATCGCCCCCAATGTCTTGTCTAAACCATTCGTTTTCTATAGCCCGCCCTACTTGGATACCATAGTCATAACTATTCTTTACTGAATCAGGTACTACCTGATCTGGGAATGAACTGTTATAGTTAGTATTAATCATGTATTTAAATTATTTTTGATGTAATTCCATCATTATTATATCTTTTTATTCCTAAATTTACCGGTTGAAATGTTCTTTTAGCTACCGGAGCATATTTGTTTTTATTACAAGCCATTATAGCTAGGCCAGAACTTATGGACGCATCGTGCTTTGTTCTGTTGTTAAGATTAAATTTAGACCAGTCATTTAAGGTACGTGTAAAATACAAATCCCCATGTGTTTCGCCATTAAAACCTACATGAGCGTCAATATACGATTCTATAGCGGCCGCATGAGCTTGCTTCATATCTTCACTTGAGTTAGGCACTCCGCCTATTTCTCTTTCTGTAATAGACAATTTATTATAAACTTTATCCGGTCGATTCATTGAGTAGCCTCTATATCCTCTTCTTTTTAAATAATATAATAATCTTGGTTTATTATTTTCTGCAAGCAACGGCATACCATAAAACACTAATGCCATTAATACATCTTCAAAAAATATTTCAGCATTATCAGGTCTTGAAATATATTCTAAAAAGAAATGATTAGGTGGTATATCTTCCATCGTAAATTTAGTAAGTCCGTGTAAAGATCCTTTTGATCCGCGCCCATCTACCGTGCCTGATATATCATAACTATCACAACCAAAAGCACCGCAGTGCTCATTAGCTGGGTATCTTAAATTACCTTTAGATATAGATCTATTTTGCATATGCTGTGGTGGCGCCCATGAAATAAAAAATCTTCCATTATTATTGGGATGAAATTCTACTAAAGAATCTTTTACCCCACCTCGCCATTGAAAATTGCCTTGTGTTATAAGGCCTGTATATTTTGTTTCTTCAATATAATCAATCTGTTCGTAAATCTTAGTCAGATTAAATAAAGATTGTTTTGTTTCATCTCTAAATGCATGCTGAGTAGTTCGGGGAAATTGTCTATAAAATTCATTTAAAGCATCTTGGTCTTTCTTTAGCCCATCAACTTCGTTTATCCAATAATCAATTACTCCTATTTCTATTTCGGTACCGTCAATACTTCTGACTGGTTTTTCTGGTGTATCAAATACAGGTAATCCAAACATATTAATGAATCCTTCGTAATTCCATTCCATAGGTATGAACAAAGAATATAATCCTGAGCTAGTCTGTCCGTTGCGGTTTCTTTTTGTAACGTCTGATCCTTCATATAGTTTTTTGAAGTTTTCACCTCCTTTATCTAAAGCATTAGATGTAGAACCCATCATGCATTTACCTACTATTCTACTTCCTAGCCTTAACGTTGTTTTTGTTACTCTCCAGTTATTAATTATATTATCTGGCCTTTCCCACTTACCAGATTCATCGTGGACTAAAAGCTTTAGCTTTTCTCCATCATATGAGTTATCGCCTGTATTTTTCCAGTCGATTGTAGTATCAAGCCCATCAATATCCGCTAATTGTTCGCCAACTTCTATCTTGCGCCGAGTTAGTTTGGAGGCGGGCACTCGATAAGCAAGCTCTGTTTTGGGGCGATCCATACCGTCTTGAACGGGCTTGAAGAAGAAAGGATAATTGGTTGATATTGGAACGACTTTATCTGTAAACATTTTTTTGGCATCAGCCCCAGTTTTTGATAAAATTCCAAATCTTGAGTCGCTGGACATTGTCGCCTGATTAACAGTTTCGCTTGATGCCATGAAGCTAAACCCAGACCGTCTATTTTTGAGGTAGCATATTCCATAGCACCGGGTATCTGCTTTACACGCTTCCCAAAAAATGTAGAATAATCTATTTGATTCTCTAAATTCCGCGGCCCCAACGTCAATTTTAGTCCACTGCAAGTACATGTAATGAGTACCAGTAATGTAAGTTTCATTGCCATCGTTATAAAACGCAAAACCTTCTTCTCTATATTTAAATTCATTATCTATATAATCGTACCATTGTTCTTTAAAATTGTCCGGATAATTATTCCAGTCAAATACGCTTTTTATTTTACTTAATTCTTTAGGGTAGTCAAACTTTTGCCAAAATTGTTCAGCTTTTTTATTTGATCTTTTAAAGCATTTATGTATTAATGGTAGACCTATTTTTAAGCCTTGAATATTATATACTTCACCAAGTTCACCTGTTTTACTTATAACTACTAAGTCGTGCTCTTTGTTATATCCGTATTCCCAACTTTTTTGTTTATTTTTTTTCTTTAATATATTGGGCTTTACATAATCGGGTATAACTGAATATAATGTTTGCTTATACATTATTTTGATCTTGTTTCAGCAAAACCTCCAAAAGTTTTTTGGCTACTAGATTTATCTTCTAATAATTTTTCTTCATTTTCTATTCTAGTAAGTATTTCAAATGCATCAAATATTGCCAACTTTTTTGTTGCTGCTGCATTTTTTAATCTATCTGCTGATATATCATCTTCTGAATCTACAATAGCTTCTTTAGCTACTTTAATTAACTCCTCAACTGCTTTTTGCCCAGCTTGGATTATACTCAGTTTGGTTTTCTTTACGTTCATACTTAATAACAATATCATTAGATTTCATACAATATAACCGCTCATTATCTACTATAAACTCCCATTCGCTGTTTGGAGTAAAGCCTATAACATCACCTGGGTTGATTTCAAGCGCTTTTAACGAGCTATTGCTATACTTTAGTATACCAACATACTTTTGCTCTTTTTCTAGGCTTGTAGGGTCATTATTTAAAATAGGCTTAACAAAGCATCTATCCATAAATGAATGCCACTCATTATTTTTTTTATAAAGATACACCTGATCTGGCTGACAAAAGTAAAGATTGTCTTTAAAATATTTACTACTGTTTTTTTCTTTACCTTTTATATCATAATATCTTCTAAAAACATTATGATGAATTACAATTTCATCACCTTTTTTTATAACGGTGTTATAAGCTTTTGGCGTAGATATAACTTTAGCAAGTTTATTTATAAACTTAAATGATTCTATATTACAGTTTAATATTAAATCTTTATTATCTACTTTAGTTGTATTGTTATATCTTTCCCCAATAGGCTCAACAATAAAATCGTAGATACTATTCATATTCTAAATTATATTCAACAGAAATAGCCATGTTAGAATTAAATTTTTTCCAAGGCAATACCTCATTATTCTTTTTTATAAAAATATTATAAGAATTATCAGTATCTTCGAATATGATATAAGCTATTTTGTGTCCTCCATACACCTCTTGGCCTACAGAGTAATGCATAGCATCATTTTTATAATCAGAACCGATGCTGATCTTTCTTATAACACTACCCATTTTACTTTTCTTTTTCTTCGG